CTACGACCACCAGACAATGCGAGGTGTAGAGAAATGAATCCTGCAATCAATATCCATTCGAAGAACATTTGCCCACCTATGTAAGAAAAAAACCCCCGCCGTAGCGGGGGATGTCGATTAAACGACTTGGGCAATCAACCAACGAATGGCATATGCACCAACGGCTACCAGAAGTACTGCGCCGCCGATAGTCAGAACATCGGCCTGAGCGTCTGTAAGAGCAGTAGTTACTTCCGCAGGAACAGCAGCAAATGTTGGTGAAGTAGTGATTGCTGCACTAGACATGCCGACCGCGAGGACAGCACCTTTCAACGAACCGCCTAAAGCGGCTTTTACTTTTGAGAACATGGGTTCTCTCCTAGCGGGGCATTAATGAAGTACCTAAGCGGCCCCGATTCGCTTAGATTCGTTATCCGAACTGTCGACGCAAAAGACCTGCGATATAGCCAGACACAATTAGCCCTAGCAGCAGAGGCCAAAGCTCATTGAAGTCTGAAGCGGTCATTGGTTGCCAACCCTCAGGTTCACGGAAGTAGCAAACTTCCCAACGTTCAGCAGAGCCATTTTCGTTTCGGACACGAAATTGATATGAACCAACGTTGTCAGTATTTGCTGATTGAGAAACGTCGCAGATGAGGGTGTAAGACATCAGTTCACCAACTTCTTATAGAGCCACGGGTGCATGCCGTAGTCGTCATCGGTGATCTTTTCAGAATGGACAATCAGATCTGCGTATTGGAAATCATAAGGAACACCTTCCTCTGTTTCGCAACGAACTGTGACCACATCAGTTGCAGGGTCGTATAGAGCTCCAACAACGTAGAGATAGACCTGTCCATCTTCGACAGTGAAGCCTTCACACAAGTGTCTAGAGATTATGTGAACCATCTCTACAGCTGCGTGTGCGCAACGATTAAGACCATCTGATGTCGGACCTTTCCAATCATCATCGATCACGCCGCAATACCCGTGACACGGTTACGTGTTGGGTTTTCTGGGTTTGGTTCTAACTGAACGGAAATCTCAGTACCTGGTTTGATGGTTGCGAACTTGGATAGAACCGAGGGATCGAGTGGAAGCGTAAGAGTCTTACAGCCATGGGCGGTATAGGTGTAGATCGTCGAACCATCTGTGCCTTTTTTCGTCTTGCTGACATCGGGAACCATGTAGAGCAGTTCAGCGATTGTGTACGCGTTCCCAGTTTTTTCACTAACACCTTGGCGACAGGATGCGCCGATAAAATTGATTTTCATATTTGCGTCCTCCTAGTATGGTGGTGAAATCCACCAGTGGAGAACGTTACAAGGGGAGTTATTTCTTTGTCAAGGGGTAGAGAAGTAAGTAATGTGCCTAGGAAAGTCGGGCCATTGACAGGAGAACCATTATGGAAGAACTAAAAGACCCATTTGTAAGCGTGAAAGTGCACGAAACTGCACGAGCTATCGCGAAACAAGTCTCTGCTATGGGCACAAGACAACAGGTTTGGGTTTCCCGCGCCATAGTATGTCTAGCCGCTGAGGAGTTTCATGAAGCTTATAGGTTCGCTGTAGGTAATTTAGGAGAACAGGAGCAACATGAAATCGAACTGTTGAGGGCCGGCGATCTGAACGTCTGGGACTAACGCCACGCGAGCGACGATGGGCGTTCTCTGCCCTTCGCGCGAGCCTAACCATATCGTGAAACTGCTTGTATGAAAGAGTCAAACGCTGAGGAGCAACTTTCTCTATTCCAAACGTACCCCAAAAGCGTCCTACCGACTCGTAAGCCTCCGGAACCGTTTTTTGTTCATCCTTTGCCGAATACTTTGAGGCATAAGACCCGGCAGCGTGGGCGTTCCGCAGAGTTTCAGAACGAACTCCCATTTGGGGATGATGTGGGCAGTCTGACCCTACAAGATTTGACCAATATATTCGGAGATCCTGGACTTCTTGTGGAGACAATGGACGCGATAAAAAAAGGTGGAGGTGAGGAGCGCCTCTAGCCTGGAACTCGAGGAACCAAAGCGCCCCTATGCCTCGATAGGTTAGCCATTCTCTAAGCCTTCGCTGGTGACGCTTTACGGCTTTGCCGTCTCGCATAAAGTCACCACCAGTAGCAGTCTGAGAGTATTGCTCATGGGGATAGGTGAGAGTCAGGAAACCAAAGAAGGCAATAAGGTTTCTTGCTGCAAAGATAAGCCTACGACGACTTGCATCTGAAAATTTTGTGATCGAAGAACGGACACCGCCTCCCACCTTAGAGGCTGTATTATGCAATTTTCCCGCAATTCTTGCGTCTGTGCGGTGAATTTCGATGGCTCGAACTTCTACGGGGTTAGCCCGTGGGTTATCATTGCTCTGCATATACGATGCAAACCCGGGGAGCAGCTCCAACTGCGACGATCCGGGTTTTTTATTGCCCTCTACAAATCCACTAGAAAAGTTAGTTTCAGCAAATATGCGCCTCTAGTCAAGAGGAGGCGCAACATCTACCTACGGAGTAGGGTTGAATGGGCGTGAACCCACGCCGGGTTGTCCTGGTCGAACGGCTACAGACGAAACTTGCCCTCGATAGGCTCTGCCTGGTTGATTAGAGGTGTAGCTGGGTGTGACCTCCAACTCCTCGGGATTATCTGAATATACCGACGGGCCGGGAGGCTGGGGATCTTGGGGTACTGGATCAGCGCGGCCGGGGCCGAACGAGTCTCGGCCTTCCGGCCCACGCGCTGCCAATGCTCGATCTTCGATATAGGGGTTGAAGTAACCATTATCGACGATGTTTCTACACTGAGCGTAGGAAACTTCCAAAGGGCTGGCTTGCTGAGTGAAGCATTTGCATTTGCCAGTGCGATGGAAATACACACATTGCGGGCGAGGCATAGACTTAACTTCGCGTATCTCATCATACGCAGGTGCAGACCACGGAAGGTCCTGCAATCTTGGTGTTTGCGTGTACGCAAACTCTTCAGCTGATTGGTAATCACCGGGAGACCTCGATCCAAATGTGAACCCTGTCTCTTCGTCATATGCGAACATTTCGGATTCTAGATTCTTAACTCCAGCGTCTGCGTTCTCTAAAACGCGCTCCTCGTAATTAGCGATTCGGAAACCCGCATAGGTAAGACCACCCAACATCAAAACCACTGCGCCAAGGCTTGCCCAAACCTTGAACGGAATTCTCTGCTTGTGCGTGTGAACTTCAGCAGAGCGGTATTTATCGTAGTACTCAGTTGGGAAGGGGTGCCTGGTAATGACGGCACCCTTTCTAGCGCGATGGTCGTCAGTGTCGTCCTGACATTTCTGGAATTCGACACGTCTACTTGCCGGGCGCCCGAATGGCCTTTCGAAATGAAGATGCCTTCCGATGTGATTACGGGCCAGGTGGTGAAACATGGTGGATTTCTGAGTAATAAAATAGAAATCCATCCCCCTGTGTCTATGGCGAGCGAGTTCTGATATGTACTCTGGATGCTTCTTTCGCTCGTCTGGTGAATTACCTGCGAAACGGTCACATTCGTCGATGACGAACACTGAACCCTCTTCGTATTCTTGCCAACGTTTAGAATCCTCATAAGAGATTTCCACCCAACCAGGCATCTTGCATTCGCGAATACCGCAGTAATAGATCGGTCGATGCTTCTCTATTTCCTGATCTACCAGCTTTAGGGTGTTTAGGGTCTTACCCGCACCTGGAACCCCTGTGATTAAGGTAATCACGAGCCGGAACCAGTCGGTCCGAAGCGGGTGAGTGCGCCAGTAATTGCTAGGAGTGACGCATAAGTACCCCATGCCGCAATCATCATATTTATTGCGACATCGAAGCCCGCAAGATTGAGCAACGCTAGAACATCTGCAGTAAGTCCACTGGTGACTGTTGATAGATAGTTGTTTAGTTCGGATGCCGCGAGATCAACACCTGTGATGGTGACGACCCCCAAACCTAGCGCTAAGAGAACGCGAGCCACTAGGCCGGGGATCGAAAGTGTTAACCAGGTAGCAACGCCACCTAGAAAATTAGCTAGAAATAACGGCATCAGAAAGCCCTCATAACAATTCGGAAACTAGCCAAACCCGCGCTGATTAAGACCAGGTAACGGATATAACTTGCGAAGTCGCACATCAGGTCGTATTTGAAATCGATGGGGCCAACCATCGTATTTACTGTGATAGGCGCGGGGCAGGATCCAGCTGCACCGCTAGTGTTGAAGATCGAAGCGATTAGGGATGAAATGTCTTCGTCTTCAGTAGGTAACTCTTCGTCGTCTGGAGTAGGGCCTTCACCAGTAGTGTCTTCTAACGCATTTGCTGTTCTACCAGTGTTGTCTGCAATCGTACTTAGTAAGCCCGTGTAATCTGGTTGGGTTCCAGTACCGCCGCCACCGGAGGATTGATTACCGGGGGCGCATCGAGTGTTCCAAGTTTGATTGAGGATCGCGCACTGGATGGCATCACCGGAACATCGAGGAGGAGAGACACAAGACCCACCACCAGCGACATTGCCACTAGATCCATCAGTGTCGGAGTCGTCCGCGTTAGGGATTCCGTCACCATCAATATCATCATCAACAGAATTGTTGAGGCCGTCGCCATCAATGTCAGGGTCGTCAACATCGGGGATACCATCGTTATCAGTGTCTTGTTCGGAATAGGGCTCGTCTGTGGGATCTGAGCTCAATGGGGGTGTTGTTGGTTGGCAGGAAAAAGATGCGTCATTAGCTCCGTTTCCAGTAACGATTACGCCGTCACCGGGAGCACAATTTTCGGGGTTGCCAGAATAGAGTTCCGGTGGGATACAAACAGCCGCACCGATATATTGTCCTTGTCCGAAGAATCCATACGTTCCGCCTCGAGCTTCGCAATCTTCGCGATCATCAGCACAGAACTGAGTGTCGTTGATATAGCCAGAAACATTAGTGCACTCGTTTTCGTCGCTGTCGTATAGAGGAGTACAAAATTCATCATTCCCAAAAAGGTCAGTATCAACCCAGTTTTGATCATAGCTCTCACACGGTGTATCAAATGAACAGGTAAGCGTGTCGGGGAGAGACCATGAAAGCAGTCCTGACATACCTGCCTGAGGACCTGCAATAACAGTGCAGGTCTCGTGAAATTCTGCGGTCCAGCCTTCAGCGCCGAATCCGTTTAGATGACTACATGACTGGTTTTCTCCAGTACCAGTAACTTGAACGTTTCCAAATTCTGATTGTGCAAATTTCCAACCACCACCCCACAAAGCGACACCTGGTCCCGATTCGGTCTTGTCGAAACCGTCACCTTCGCAACTATTAGGAATGGTTGAGCTGAGAGTGCCTTGATATAAAACGCGCTGAGCGTTTGCATCTGGTGAAGCAAATAGAAATAGGGCAGTAGCGATAGCTGCCCCGATAGCAACAACGACATTCACGATCTACGACCACCAGACAATGCGAGGTGTAGAGAAATGAATCCTGCAATCAATATCCATTCGAAGAACATTTGCCCACCTATGTAAGAAAAAA